AAGCAATTACGACGTGAATTTTCCTCTCTAGTGGTGCCGGACTTATTGTCCTATCAGAAACCGGTTACAGGAACCATTTCTAATAAGAGCACCATAGAAGAAACAAGATCTAAGGGGGGTCAAGTAGGTCTAGCTACTCAGAGTTTTTTAAATCACCAAGCGGAGCTTGTCAGGGTTGACCAATTTCTTGGTTACTCTCAACAAGATCTGCGGGTCTACAAAGACGATTTGACTCTATATGAAAGAACAATAACTTTAACACCCGTTTATGGGATCATCAGCGATGATGACCTTATTCAAACGTTAAGGGAATTGAGGGAAGAAGGTGATGTAGCGATACATCATGTTCGACCTGCTGTCATATTAGAGCCACTCAAGGGAAGAATTATCACTAAACCTGGATCAGGAGATTACTTGGAATACACCAATGTACAATCCTTTTTATGGAATAAGTTGAAAAATTTTAAATCCTTTGAGTTAATCGGACGACCTGTGACATTAGAAGACATTTGGTATGTTTGTGGCGACATGAAATCAGGAGAGTTTTTAAACTCTGGAGATTATAGTGGAGCTACAGACAACCTGTCCTCTGAACTGAGTGAGCTTATTGTCCGTTTTCTGTTTCAAGAGTGGTCCCTTGAGGATGTAAACTGGCTGATTGATTCTTTTTGCCATGCAAGAGTTGATTATACCCAGAAACCACTAAGAACTTGTGATTCCGATTGGATGAAATACTTCATTGCATTTGAGTCTACATCACAAGGCACTAAGGTGCAACAGAATGGACAATTGATGGGACATGTTCTTTCTTTTCCAATTCTCTGTCTTGCTAATTATTTAATTTTTCGTTATACATTTTATAAAGCAAGGCTCCCCACACCAAAGGTTTTAATCAATGGTGATGATATCCTGTTCAAATGTCCTAACCGACAGGTATTCAGTCTTTGGGAAAGTTTGGTTAGAAGTGTTGGATTCGAGCCCTCAATGGGTAAGAATCTGACTTCGGCCACACTCTGCCAGATCAATAGTGTTCTATTTAGAATAGTATACTATGATGACTGTCTACTTGAAGGTTTTAGACCTGTGATCAGAGACATTAGAGCAGTTCCGTACTTGAATTTCGGGATACTCACTGGGAGAGGAAAAGGTAGAGAGATTATCAACTTGGACAAGAATGTCAAGATTGATACCCTGTACGATGAGTTGACGAGCTTACATTCGAATCTTCGTCTGATCGGTTCCTATTGGAATGGGACTTGGGATTCCAAGCACACTACTGAGTATTACTTTAAAACAAGAAGAGGATTCTTCAATGCTATTAGAGATAAGGATGTTTTGAACCTCCCTAAATCTTATAGATTTGAGACCCTTCCTGAAGAGTTCTATTCAGATGTGTGTAAGGATTCCACGTTTCAAGGTTGTTTAAATTCGTTTAACAACTTTGCCAAGGGAATTGTAGATCAGAAGCCTGTTGAAGATTTTCGTGATAGGTTTCGTCAAGAGAGAAAGCGGTGGAAATCCAATCCTTTTTGTATTCTTTGGAAGAATTGGGATTTCACTTTTGAAACGGAGGAATTGACGCGAACTGATCGTCTTTGATCGGCTCACTTGTTCGTCAGTTGCAACGCACTCCA